TCTACCCACACACGAACCGTATCCTTATCACAACAAGGGTGTGGCGGTGGAAACACAGTTTGAGCCAGGCAAACCAACACCTCCACCGGGTGCTACGCCTGTGCCTGCTGGCGTGGAGATCTCAGCCAAATGAGTATTTTTAGTTTTACCAATCCTGTTAATGGACAACCTTTTGAAATCAAAGGCCCGCCAAGTCTCAGCCAGGCTCAAGCCAAGGCCATATTTGACAAACAAGTCAGTGCTGGCAGTTTGGTGGGATTCAAAAAAGGTGATGTACTCAGTGCTGCCACACAGGCTGCTGATGGACTGGCCGGTGCTCAAGCACAACTGGCACAAGCAGCCAAGGGCATTGGTGGCGACTTGTCAGGAGCCATTAAAAATATACCTGGAGTTGGCGACATAGCGGCACAAGCACAATCAGTGGCCAGCAAAACACTGTCAGGAATATCATCTGTTGTGAGTAACTTGCCAGTGGCCAATGGCATCAATGTAGCAGACTTTGCCAAGCAAGGTGCGTCTCTTGTGCCCATACAGGGATTGGGTATCTCTGATGTCACGGCTGCCATGAGTTCGGCCAGCAAACTTGTGGGACAAGCATCCAGCGCAATATCAGACGCCCTCGGTGCAGGCAAATTTGGGTTTGACGCATCACAATTAGAATCTGTTGGAGTACTCAAACCAGGCACCGCAGCCACATACTTGAAGCAAGGTATTAATTCTCTGACTGACGTGTTGAAAAGTCCAGCAGTGTTTACTGGAAAAGATGGTATCAATAGTCTAGACAGTTTGTTAGGTTCAGTGCCAACTCAGGATAGTATTCAACAGCAACTTATGAGTCAAGGACTCAATGCAGTCAAGCAATTGGGCATACCCACAGACAAATTAAGCACCGCATCATTGGCCGGCCTGGCCAACGCCGCTGCCAAAAGCATACCCACTACACTGGACTGGGCCAAAGGACTACCGTTGCCAGCAGACATCAAGTCTAAATTAGACACCGCAGTAAGAGATGGAGCATTTGCAGCAGATTTTGCAAATTTTAAAATAGATGATCCCATGAAAGCAGTGATCACACCGTTGCCGGCAGTTGACACAGTGAATCGACAAACTGTGGATGCAGCCAGCAAACGCATTGTGGGCAATGACAAAGTGCCCACAGTAAAATACACTGTGTCAGATCAAATCAATGCACAAAAAGAAGCCTTTGAAATACAAAAGAAATTTGGGGAAATAAAAACAATTGATTTGTATATCAAACGAGATGTAATAGGAAGAAGTGGCAACAGTAATAATCCTTTTGCTGTGATTCTTCAACTTGAAGATCTGCTGGGCGAAATTGCATTGGCAGACAGCAAACTATTGGATCTCAAACGGCAAGCTGAACGAGTAGTTCGCATTGAGCCAGCAGCGTCTATAGTACTAACAAGCATTGACAAAGAAATCAAAGATCTGATTGGACTTAGAAAACGTATTGAAACCACCATTGAAAAACTCAAAGAATTTGCTGCGCAAAGTACCACTGCCTGACCACCATAAATATTGTCATGACCACATTTATCGGCTTCAACACCATCAATCAATTCAAAAAGTTCACGCTCACAGACTTTGATCTAATTCAGCGAGACCTGTTGAACGCCTTTAGCATTCGTCAAGGTGAACTGCCTGGGCGTCCGGGCTATGGCACTGCACTGTATGATTTTTTGTTTGAAAATCAAGTTGAACAAATTTCACAACAGATACGTGCTGAAGTGCAGAGAGTGGCAGGTGGTGATCCCAGACTCACTATCAATGACATACAAGTGTTTCCCCAGGAAAATGGCATATTGATACAACTTCAGATCACGGTTATCAACACCACTAACGCCGAAATTCTCAGCATATTCTTTGACGAACAAACTCGTAATGCCAGTTACGTATAACTACGCCGTTTTTATTATTAATAAATAAAGCACGGACGAGACAAAAATGGCAACAACCACAAGACAGACAGCAATATTTGGCGTAGAAGATTGGAAACAAATCTACCAAACTTATCGCGAAGCCGACTTTCAAAGTTACGACTTTGAAACCCTTCGTAAAAGTTTCATTGACTATTTGCGTTTGTACTATCCTGAAACATTCAATGACTACATTGAATCCAGTGAATTTATTGCCTTGCTGGATGTCATGGCTTTCATGGGCCAGGCACTGGCATTCCGTACTGACTTGAACACCAGAGAAAATTACATAGACACAGCCGAACGTAGAGATAGTGTAGTACGACTGGCCAATCTTGTAAGCTACACTGCCAAGCGTAATGCAGCAGCCGAAGGATTCCTCAAAGTATTCAACGTAACTACAACTGAAAATGTTGTGGATTACAACGGTGTAAATTTGAGCAATGTCACTATCAATTGGGCTGATCCCACCAATGTGGACTGGCAAGAACAATTCACAGCCATTATCAACGCCAGTCTTGTTGACAGTCAAAAAGTAGGTCGTCCGGGCAATCGTCAAACCATCCTGGGGGTAGACACTGCTGAATATGGTATCAATTTGGTGTCAGGATTTTTACCTGTCATTCCTTACACTGCCACAGTGGACGGCATCAACATGCCTTTTGAAGCCACGACTTCTACGTCGGTTGGAAAAGATTATGTGTACGAACCTGCTCCTGCGCCCAACACAGTGTTTAACATGCTGTTTAGAAACGATCAACTGGGGTTTCAATCAGCCAACACAGGTTACTTCTTCTTTTTCAAACAAGGCATTTTACAAAATCAAGATTTCAATTTAGCCGAACGCATTGCCAACCGCACAGTGGACATCAATGTTGAAGGTGTAAACAATGACGATCGCTGGTTGTTTCAATTGGACAACATTGGCAACATCAGCCGTGAATGGCAATTTGTTGAAAACGTGTACACTGCGGCTGAACAACGCAACAATATTTTGCAACCAATTTATTCAGTGACTTCTAGAGCCAATGACCAAATCACCATGGTGTTTGGTGATGGCGTATTCTCAGAGATTCCTGTGGGCATTTTCCGTGCCTATGTACGTGCCAGCAACGGCCTGCAATACATTATCAACCCTGAAGAAATGCAAAACGTTGTGTTGCCCATCAGTTACACTGACCGCAACGGCAACTTGCAAACAATTACATTCACTTGCGGTATCACACGTCCTGTATCAAACAGCCAGGCACGTGAACCCATTGGCGAAATCAAGCAACGTGCTCCTGCACGTTACTACACACAGAATCGTATGGTCAACGGCGAAGACTATAACCTGTTCCCTTACACACAATACAACAGTATTATCAAATCAAAAGCATTGAATCGTGCCAGCATTGGTACCAGCCGTTACCTTGATCTTGTGGACAACACAGGCAAATATTCATCAACCAACACATTTTCAAGTGATGGCGGTATATGGAGACAAAATATTTTGCCTACTATTTTGTTTTCATACACAAACCGTAACGAGATTGCAGATATTATTACCAATCAAGTACAGCCAGCCATTGACGGTGATACTGTACGACAATTTTATTATTCAAATTTTCCACGCATCACATCTACTACTCAACCCACAGGCGTCACTTGGTTAAGTGGGTATACCTGGAATCAAAGTACAACATTGGCCAATGAAACTACTGGTTATTTTAGAAATACCACTATCAGTGCGACCTGGCCAGACGGTACTCCTATTCCGGTAGGAGATACCACTACCACAATGTTTCAGTATGTGATACCAGGCAGCTTGATCAAGTTTGTGCCGCCCACCGGCTATTACTTTGATCGCAACAACAGACTGGTGCAAGGCACCCCCATGCGAGCAGATGAACGCATGGAAATTTGGGCCAGTCCACAACTCATCATAGGAGATGGATACAATGGTGGCCTGGGCAATCTAAGCACAGGTGCCGGACCGGTCACAATCAACAACTTTGTGCCCACAGGTGCTATTGTAGACACAATTATTCCGTTGTTTGTGACAGATCTACCAAATGACGTTGAACAAGCCATGGCAGAACAAATTTTGTTGTACCGTAACTTTGGTCTAGGATATGACAACAATGGTGACATAACCGGCACCCCTTATACCTGGTATATCATATACAGCACCAATCTTGATGCATATTCACAAAGCAACTCTGCGCCATGGAGTCAGCAGTATGCTGACAATACATCTGGGGCCAATCTTGATGCCAGTTGGTTGGTGCAATTTGTAGTGCAAAATCAAAACTACACTATCACATTCCGTGGACTAAGTTACAACTTTGGATCAGTACTACAAACAAGATTTTTCTTTTACGAAGATCAACTGGTATACGACAGCCGCACAGGCACAATTATCAAAGACTTTATCAATGTGTTGGCTGTGAATACACAGCCTGATTCCACAGCACCTTTACCTGGTGATATCTACACCACTATCATTGGGCAACCTGTAGAAAGTGACGGCTATGTAGACGACTTCCAGGTGTTGGTAAGTTATCGTGACTCAGACAATGATGGTGTGCCAGACAATCCGGACTTCTTTGATGAAATTGTAGGGCCTGCTACCACTTCAGGACCATTTGTGTTCTTGCAACAAACTGTGGACTTTGACAACTTGCAACGTTACTTGTTGGTTGAAGAAGGCATTGTGATATACGACTATGGTACATTGGACGAAATTGAACTGGCCAAAACTGAATGGACACCGGGGCAGGTGTTTTATGCCTATGAAGAAGATGCGTTTTATCAACTCAGCATCACCGTTACTGGTGTGCGTACTATCATTTCAGTAACTGGGTGGATTGCAAAAACTGGCCGACAAAGTTTGTATTTTCAATACCGTCACAACTCACCATTGACCAACAGAATTGACCCAGGCTCTACCAACATCATTGACTTGTATGTGGTCACATTGAGTTATTACACCGCATATCAAAATTGGTTGAGAGATACCACTGGCACCGTTACAGAGCCAGCATTGCCCACCATTGATCAGTTGTCAACTGATTACCAAGCACTGCAAGATTACAAAATGATTTCAGATAATATTGTGGTCAACTCGGTGATATTCAAGCCACTATTTGGTCCCAAAGCTGCACAAGAACTACGTGCCACTATCAAGGTCATACGTGCGCAGAACAGCACAGCCAGCACCAGCGAGATCAAGAGTTCAGTATTGGCAGAAATGAACACATATTTCAGCATTGACAAATGGAGTTTTGGCGATACTTTCTATTTCTCAGAGTTGGCGGCATACTTGCACAGACAACTAGGTACTATTATCAGTTCAGTGGTGCTGGTTCCGTTAGATCAACAAAAGAGTTTTGGTGACCTGTATGAAATTCGCAGTCAGCCTAACGAAATTTTTGCCAATGGTGCAACCATTGACAACATTGATGTAATCGAAGCATTGACCAGTACCAACTTGCGTACTGCACCAGGCAGCGGAGTAATTTAATGGCACGAACTAGATCAGTTGATTTTTTACCAGAAATTTTTAGAACTCCGGTCAACAAACAATTTTTAGCGGCCACACTTGACCAAATGGTTCAAGAGCCTAAATTTAAAAAGACACAAGGCTTTATTGGACGCACTGTGGGTCCTGGTGTGAATCCCAATGACAGTTATGTTGTTGAACCAGATCAAATTAGACAAGACTATCAACTTGAACCGGGTGTTATCAGCCTTGAACCAGATACTCAAAATGTCAAGAACGTGATAACTTATCCTGGCATGAATGATGCCATTGGATTCCAGGGTGGTGATCAGGCTCGTGCTGACCAACTATACAACAGTGAATATTATACCTGGGATCCATTTGTTGATTACGATGCTTTTATCAATTTCAGTCAGTACTTCTGGTTGCCTAGTGGACCAGAAACAGTGGACGTACGATCGCTTGGCATTCCAACCAATGATAATTTTGTGGTCACAAGAGAAAATGGGGTTTACACGTTCTCAGGACTATCTGGTAACAATCCCACAATTGATGTGGTACGAGGCGGTAGTTACACATTTCAAGTAGCGCAAAACGCCAAAGAGACTGTGAACTATCGTGTCACAAACAACAGCACCACCGCATACTTGATTGACTTCCAATCCAATCCGACCCTGACGTTGGCACGTGGCAATACCTATGTGTTCAACATCACACTCAATGGTGTATATCCTTTCTGGATCAAAACTGCCCTGAGTCTGGGCACAGGTGATGCATACAATTCGGGCGTGTTGCGAAACGGCAGCAGTTTTGGTCTTGTGACATTTGTTGTGCCACAGGATGCCCCAAACACATTGTATTATGTCAGCGAGAATCAAACCAACCTGCGAGGCACAATCAACATTGTTAACGGCACGCCTGGTACTGGACCTGGATTTTGGATTCAAACCGCCCCAGGAGTGGATGGTGTAGTACCTACCACTCCCAATCTCAGTAACCGCGGTGTTTATGGTGTGACCAACAACGGCGAAGACCTGGGCATAGTAACATTTGACGTGCCACAAAAAACTGCACAAGAATTTTACTATAATCTCACAGACGTAGGCCCAGTTGATTTGTTGACGGAATTAAAATTCAATCAAATCAACAACCAACCACTAGAACAATTTATTACAACCTATGGCGGCATTGATGGTACCACATATCTCAATGGTCGTACACTGGTGTTTACAAACAGCATTGCAGATGCTGAAGATGGCGGCTGGATTGAAACCACATTCTATGATCCGCTGCCTAGACTGGATTCATTCAACGGCGCAGTGGGCAGTTATGATTCTATTAACTTTGATCAGTCTACCGAAGTGCCATTGGCAGATCGGTATCAAATATGGCAAATCAGCACAGTAGACCGCGACGGTGTAGAATACATTAGTCTGTCAAAAATTGCTGATGTTGATATCAATGAAAAATTTACCATCAGTTATGGCAACACCTACAGCAATACCAGTTGGTATAAAAATGCTGTTGGTTACTTTCAACGCATACCTTTGTTGACAGCGTTGTTCAACGAGTTGTATTATCAAGACGGAACTGACCCAGAAATTTTTGGTAAAATTCGTCTGCTGGACCAAACAGAAACCAGTACAATTTTTGTTGATCAAATTATTGGACAAAAAACTTATACCAGCCCCAATGGTGTGGCATTGACCAATGGTCTCAAAGTGCGTTTCACTGGTGATGTACTGCCAGTAAGTTATGGTTCAGGTACTACCACATTTACTTGTACTGCCACCCAGGCCGGCAGCAATTATATCACATGCAGTTCAACCGACGGATTGTACGAAGGCGAAGAAATTGTGTTTTCAGGCACCACCGCAGGTGGTATTGTTGCTGGCCAAAGCTATTATATCAAATCATTAGCAGCCAACGGTATTCAATTTTCAATAGCCACAGTAGCCGACGGTGCAACATTTGAATTGAGCACTGCCACAGTGGTAGGATTTACTGCTGTGGCCATTGCCAACAATGAATTTTATGTAGCAGGAGTTGGCACAGCAATTGAGTTGCTGCCAGTGCGAAACTTTATCACCCCAGAAACTTATGTGGTTGATGCTAGAGATAGTACCATTGCCACAGAACCAGGAGAAGTAGACTATCTCACCGTTGATCGGGCCAGCAAAGATTTGAATGCATGGACTCGTAGCAATCGTTGGTTTCACATAGAAGTCATCCAGGCCAGTGCTACCTACAACAACAACGTGGCTGACCTGGACAACAACTATCGAGCCAAACGCCCAATTATCAACTTCAGACCTGACATTAGATTGTACAACATGGGCACTGAAGGCAAACAGCCAGTGGATATCATTGACTTTTCAGAAACTGATGCACTCAGCAACATTGAAGGCAGCACAGGATATTCAGTGGATGGCTATACATTTGTTGATGGCAGCCGAGTAATTTTTGCTGCTGACTCAGACCCGGAAGTTCGTAATAAAATTTATGTGGTTCAATTCATCACACCTGACAGTGTGGCACCGTTGATTACACAACCAATCATTAATCTTGTAGTGGCCAGCGACGGCGCAGTATTGCTGGATCAAAGCCTGGTATGCCTTGAAGGGACTACACAAAAAGGTGTGAGTTTTTGGTACGATGGTGTGCAATGGACGGAAGCACAACAGAAAACTGGAATACAACAAGCACCGTTGTTTAATGTGTATGATTTGACTGGCATCAGTTTTGGCGACAGAGTCAAATACCCATCCAGCACATTTACGGGCAGCAAGTTGTTCAGTTATGCTGTGGGCGATACTGGCATACTTGATCCAATTTTGCAATTCCCATTACAATATTTGAACATCAACAACGTAGGTGACATTGTATTCGAAAACAATCTCTACAAAGACACATTCTTGTATGTTGAAGACAATGTGTCAATTGTATCTGACATCAGTTCAGGTGTGGCCAGAGAATATGTAGATAGAATTGCGTTTGGCAAACTAATTGGTTGGCAAACTGCTGCGGCAAGCAGTCAGCAATATCAACAATTTAAATTTACATACACTGGGCAAACATTAAAACTTGATGTTGCGGTTAGCACTAATTCAGTGCTACCCCCGATAAAAATTTATGTAAGTTCAGATTTCTTAATGCCCGACGAATACAGTTATCTAGTGGGCGCTGACAGCACAACTATTACTTTGGTCAACACGTATTTGCCCACCAACATCATTGAAGTGTTAGTGTTGAGTGATCAGACCAGTTCAACTGCATTTTATCAGGTTCCAATCAACTTACAAAATAATCCGTTGAATACCAACAGTCCTAGTTTTACACTGGGCACAATTCGCACACACTACGAAAGCATTTGCGAAAATTTGTTGACCTTGTTAGGCCCGGTTAACGGTGCAAACAACACCAGAGATTTGGGTAATATTGTGCCATACGGTGCCACCATACTGCAACAAAGTTCTCCGTTGACCTTGGCTGGATATTTCTTGCGCAGTGAAAAATACAACATATTTTCAAGCCTGCAATATAACAGCAATGAATATTTGAAATTCAAAGGTCAGATGTTGAACACTGCAATTCAACAAGTGGTTCAATTTCAAACTGCCGGCGAAATACTTGATATTGCCATAGCAGATATCACACTGGGACGCATAGAAACACAACCATTCTACTGGAGCGACATGATACCTGCAGGTGCAGTGTATCAAACCACAACATACACTATATCAAATACTACCGGCGATACATTTGATATTGTTAATGTGTACAATTACACATCAGCCAACTACCTGGGTATGAATGTGTATTTGAATGATGTGATTCTTTCCAGAGATCTTGATTACGCAGTGGCCACAGATGGTCCTCGAATTGTAGTATCAGTAACATTGTCTTTGGGCGATGTGTTGACAATAAATGAATACTCTACTACCTATGGTAGTTTTGTTCCTAATACACCTACCAAACTAGGCTTGTATCCTGCATTCCGTCCTGAGATTATCACACAGAAGACCAGTTCAGGTTTGCAAACAGTGATTGTGGGACATGATGGCAGCATCACAAAGACATTTGGTGACATTAGAGATGATGTGCTGTTGGAATTTGAAACAAGAATATTCAACAACTTGAAACTGGACGGAAATCCTGTACCAATCAGCATTGCAGAAGTGCTACCTGGACAATTTAGAACCACCGGCTACAGCATTGCTGATGTCAACAACATCCTGGCCACAGACTTTTTGAGTTATGTGGCCTGGAACAAGCTGGATTACAAAACACAAGATTATTCAGCTGCCAACGAATTTTCATGGAACTATAGTGGAAGCACCAGTCGATTAGATAATGACGCACTGCCAGGAGCATGGCGCGGAATCTATCGATACTACTATGACACTCAACAACCTGCAGAAACACCTTGGGAAATGTTGGGATTCTCAATTCGTCCAACCTGGTGGAATCTGGTGTACGGGGATGGCCCATACACTCAAGACAACTTGGTGTTGTGGGACGATTTGGCAGCAGGTTATGTTGCAGATCCTGCTGCTCCGTATTACCGTCCAGAATATGCTAGACCAGCAAGTATTGACCCAAACACTGGTGAACCATCATTGTTGCCAGTAATACCTACCAGCTCAGAAGGCGAATTGTTGAGTCCGTTTGATTCAGTGGTGGGTACCTACAATGATACCACATTCCGCAAGAGTTGGGCAGTAGGCGACGGCGGACCTGTAGAAGCATCATGGTGGAACTCCAGTGCATACCCATTTGCTGTCATGCGACTGTTGGCATTGACTCGACCCGCCAAGTTCTTTGCCTTGTTTGCTGATCGTGACTTGTACAAATTTGACGCAGACCTTGATCAGTATCTTTACAACAATCGTTATAGATTGAATGCCAATGATTTGGAAATATACGGCAACGGTGTTAGCAAGGCCAGTTATATTGACTGGATTGTGGACTTTAATCGTCAAAGCGGAGTAGACAGCACCGCTGACCTCACTGCCGATCTTGGTGCATTGGATGTGAGATTGTGCTACAGAATGGCCAGTTTCTCAGACAAACAGTATATCAAAATTTACACTGAAAAGTCCAGCCCTAACTCTACCAACACCACTTTCTTGATTCCTGACGAAAGTTATGACCTGGTATTGTACAAGAACCAACCGTTTGATCGAGCCAGTTATTCAGCTGTTGTGATACAAAAAGTTGCAGGTGGCTACGCAGTGTTTGGCTACAGTACATCACAACCGTACTTCAACATAATTCAAAGCATCTATGCTGGACGTTTGCAAACTTATAGTGCAGGCGGTGCAACTGTGCAAGTCCCTACGTTTTATACAAACAACGTTACACAGATTCCATATGGATTTATTTTTGCCAGTGAAACCGCAGTGTCTGACTTTTTGTTGAGTTATGGAAAATACTTAGAACGACAAGGTCTGATATTTGACAATCGTACCAATGGGTATGAATTAAACTGGGGCCAAATGGTCAATGAGTTCCTGTACTGGAGTCAGCAGGGTTGGGACGAAAATGCCTTGATCAATTTGAATCCATTGGCATTCAGACTCAGTATTTCTCGTGAGCAGGCTGTGGTAGACAGCATTGCTGCACAAACGTCTGACAATATTTTGTTAGATCAGAATCGTAGAGAGTTGCCCACACGCAATCTCATTATCACACGACTGGACAATACATTCACAGCAGAACCTGCTACAGATCAAACACTGAGCTACATTGATTTAAAATACACTTCATATGAACACATGATTGTGTTGAACAATGCCAGCGTGTTTGGCGATTTGATTTATCAACCAGTGACCGGTGCCCGTCAAAGTCGACTAAATCTGATTGCTGTGACCACAACTGAATGGAATGGTTCAGTAGATGCGCAAGGTTTTATTCTCAACCAAGACAATATTCAAGAGTGGAACTCATATACAACATATACCAAAGGTGAAATTGTCAAGTACAAAGGAGCATATTGGTCGGCGGCCAGCATTGTGCAACCCACAGCAGTGTTTAATGCTAACAACTGGTTAGCTAGCGACTACACGCAAATAGAATTGGGGTTGTTGCCTAACCTGGCCAACAAGGCGGACCAGTTACAAAACAGTTACAATATTAATACTGCCAATCTTGAAACAGACAACGACTTGTTGAGTTATGGTTTGATTGGATTCCGTCCACGTCAATACATGACATCATTGAATCTTGATGATGTCAGTCAATTGAATGTATACCGACAGTTCCTAGGCAGCAAAGGTACCATACTCAGTGCTGAATTGTTTGCTCAGGCCAACCTGGGTAAAGAATCTGCAGATTACAGCATTTACGAAAATTGGGCAGTACAACGTGCAGTGTATGGCGCCAATGCCAATCGCAGTTTCTTCCAGTTGCGATTGAATCGTGCGTTGTTGGATTCCAATCCCAGTCTAATACAAATCGTTAATCCTCAGGAAACCAGTCAAGCAGATCAAATTGTTTTGGTGTCAGATATATGGCGGGAAAGTTACAATATCACTTCCCCAGACATACTGCCTACTACTACCACATTGCCCACAGACATTGCATTGCCCACAGCAGGTTATGTGAATCTTGACGATGTTGATATCACAGTATTTGATATCGATAACACCGACAGCTTGGCCGCAAACATCAACTCAATTGGTGTTGGTACAAATGTATGGGTAGCAAAGATCAACGCTTATGACTGGGCCATTTACAGAACTCAATCAGTACCGGGCACTATCAATCACGTGTGTGACAACTTAGATGGAACCAGTTTGGTCATATTCTCTGGACAGCATGGACTAACAGTCAATGACAAATTGGTCATACGATTCTTTGACACTGAAGTGGATGGTGTGTACACTGTACTCAGTATAGTAAGCCTTGACACAATCACTGTTGCATTTAGTTTTACTGGTGATCGCACTGTGGGCAACGGCACAGGACTAGGTTTTACTTTACAAACTCAACGTGTGGCACAGGCCAGCGATGTATTGAATCTTCCTTATGCCAATACCATTGAACCAGGAGCCAAAGTTTGGGTAGATGACAATGGCCAGGGACTGTGGAGTGTGCTTGAAAAACAAGATGTGTTTGCTGAATTATTGGGATTGAGTCCTTCAGAAGTTGACCAAGGCGAACAATACGGCAGTGCAATAGCACAAGCACAAAATAGATATGCTGCCTTGGTCGGCAGTCCAAGATATCGATTCCCAGTAGGTGCAACTGAATGGGCCTTTGCCAATGAATATGTTGAATTTTCAATTGTGTATGTGCCAGATCCACTACAAACAGAATTTTTCTATGCACCTGCTCCTGTACCACAAGGCATCAGCATCTATAACACTGCATACTGGACTCCGTATCCATTGACCAACTTGCCACCACGTGGTGGAGTTTATGTGTACGTCAAGGGCGATAGTAATGTGTACGCACCAGTTAGTGCCCTGGCACCCAACGATGCTGTGCTAAGCCTGGATGTATTGGATGTTAGCGGTGGCGTATACAATGGTCAAACGGCTGCTCGTGGATACGGCACTAGTGTAGACTTTGGTAACCAAACCTGGGCTGTGGCTGGAGCACCAGGCAGTTTGGGATCAACCGGTGCCGTGGACAATGGGTATGCTGTGGTCATTTTTAGAGATCCACAACTGGCAGCACCAGGAAATATTCCTTACGGACAATGGCAATTGTTGACCAGCCCTGGGTCCACCACTGCGGCTGAAGAATTTGGATACAGTGTTGCAATCAGCCAGGATGAACGTTGGATATACGTCGGTGCACCTGGCGTAAATGCTGTATATGCGTTTGGACGGGTTGATTGGCAGTTACAAAATCTCAAAGCAGTTGGAGACGGAGCAACTACTAATTATTTCATTGGCAATGCAATCAAAATTGATGCCAATACTCAACTCACAGTCAGTGTGGACGGCGATGAACAAATTTTAGGCACAGATTATGTGGTGCTCAATTCATTGACCATGGTGGTGTTTACTACACCTCCTGCAGAAGGCAACGCCATTGAGATTATCAGAACCAGTCGTAAAATTCTTGATTATCAGGCCACTTACAACTTAGGCCAGTCTGCAACCAGTGGATCAGGATTGGGAGCCAAGTTTACTGTTGTGTATCAACGCAACGAAATTGGCCAACCAGCAGCCAGCAAAGGTTTGGTATCAGTTACCACACCTGGCGCAAATTACACAGTGTCTGACACTATAACCTTAAGTGCTGCTAGTTTTGGCGGCTCTGTGACCAATGGCAATATCACTCTAACAGTGACCAGCATTGGTGCGGGCGGATCAGTAACTGGATTTTCTATTGCATACTCTCCGTCAGTGTTGGTAAGCACATTCTCATTGAATGAGTACTTGTTTAGTGCTGACAACATTTACAGTTTTACTTTGCTGGTAGATGGTGTAGTGCAACGTCCCAACATTGACTACACATTTAACAATGCCACATATGATGTGACATTTGCAGCAGCATCTAACCCACCTGCTGGTGCAAGTATCATTGTACGTGCCGAAGGCTATTTTGAATACTCGGGCACAATCACATACACAGGTTCACAAGCAGGTGATAGATTTGGGCATACAGTCAGCACCAGCACTGATGGTCGACAAGTGTTGATTGGTGCACCACACACCACAGAATCTAGTCTTACTGAAGCAGGCACAGTGTATGTGTTTGATCGCGACGTACAGCGATTCTTCTACGGCACTGACGGATCAACAGTATCTTTTACTACACTAGGATCAGTGGCAGCCCCAGTCAGTGTGTTGGTTAATGACACGTTTTTTGTTAATGAATTAAGTGCAGGGCCCGACGAAACTGACACATTCTCAGTAAATAGCAACATTGTTACCATACTTGGCAATTTACAAGTGGGCGATATTATTGAAATTGAAACCAACAGTTTACAATTTGTACAGTCGGTCACACAAAACACAGTGGAAGAGTTTTCTAACTTTGGATATGCAACAGACCTGTGCAGTTATAATTGTAGTCTGTATGTTGGCGCACCAAACAGCAGTCTCCAGCAATTAAAAGGTGGCATAGTTGAAAGACATATCAATCAAAGCCGCGCATATGGAATTACCACTGCCACATTGGCCAATGCCAACTTAAATAGTGGCGATACCATTAGAATCAACAACCAAGATGTTGTGGTTCCTAATGCATGGAACAATACTGCATCTTATGCAACAGATATTGTGGTGTACAACTACAGTGCTGCCACTGCAATAACTTCAATATATTTGAGTTTGCAAAGTGTGCCTGCAGGTACTGCACTATCCAACACTTCGTATTGGTCAGCAATCACAACAACCGCAGTTGCCGCCAGCGCAGAAGTACGTGCGTTGGCCGTACAAATCAATGTGGATGTTCCTAATGTACAGGCCACAGTTGACATTGACGGGTATCTGACTATTGCGGTTCAGAATTCAGCAGCAGCGCCAGTTGGTGACAAATTAAATGTTGCACCAGGCAGTGTTGGCACCACATTTGCTGATCTTGAGTTTGAAACTTATGTGTTTACCCAAACAATTAATAGTCCATATCCTGCAGACTATGCTGGGTTTGGCAGCAGTCTCAGCATTGAAGATAGTGCTATAAATCTAGTGGTTGGTGCACCTCGAGGTACACTGTATCTGATCACAATTTTTGATCTCAACAACACAGTGTTTGACGAAGATGCCACAGACTTTTTTGATCAAACTGTACAAAGTGGTGCTGTTTACACCTATGATTTGCTGGCCAGTGCTACCCCATCTGTCAGCAACCCAGACAAGTTTGTGTTTGGCCAACAAATTGACAATCCTGATGTGGTATCTTACGATCAATATGGCACGGCAGTGAACTACACTGACGGTGTGTTGTTCACAGGTGCACCGGGCAACGAATTTGAAGACAGCACACTCACAGCAAACTATGGACGAGTATTTGTGAGTACCAACGAAACTCGTACTCCATCTTGGTCTGTGTTGCGTGAGCAGAAACCTGTAGTAGATGTAAGATTGTTAAACTCTGTTTACTCTTATGATAGACTTACATCAGCCACCACACAGTACTATGATTTCTTCAACCCATTGCAAGGCAAGATCCTTGGAGCTGCTAGACAAAACTTGGACTACATTGGTGCAGTAGATCCTGCCAGCTACAATGTTGGCCCTGTTGGTATACGTGGCACCACCTGGGGACAAAGTCGTGTAGGTGAAACATGGTGGGATACCAGCACAGTGAGATTTATTGATCCCAATCAAGATGATATTGTGTATGCAAGTCGTCGTTGGGGGCAAGTGTTTCCTGGCAGCAATGTGGACGTTTATCAATGGATTGTGAGCACAACATCTCCCGCAGACTACGTAGGAGAAGGAACTCCATACAGCATTGATAGTTATGTGGTAAACACGGTGTTAAGTGCCAATGGTATTTTTAATACTGAATATTATTTTTGGGTGCGCGGCATAACTGCTACTGCCACACAAAAAGGCAAAACTCTGCCAGTCAGTACAGTGGCCAACTATATTGAAAACCCCAGAGCATCTGGTATAACTTATCTTGCACCCATTGATGCCAGTACCATTGCATTGTACAATGCTGGTGATTACATCAACGCACAAGACACAATTATCAGCATTGAGTTTGACAGAGAATTAACCAGTGACAATGTTCACGTTGAATATGAGTTGGTTGCGCAGGACCGTGAAGATGCATTCATCAGCAGAAATTTATACCGCAAAATGCAAGACAGCTTCTGCGGTGTTGATACCAACGGCAGTCTAGTGCCCGACATCAATCTTGGTGTGGCAGAACGATATGGTGTGCAGTTCCGCCCACGTCAAAGCATGTTTGTGGATAGATTTGCAGCGTTGAGAAACTACTTGACTCGTGCCAATACAGTGCTGGCAAGATATGCCATTGCCGAAAGCCGCCAGTTTGTGTTGTTAAATAGCAGTGAACCTGAGCCGCTGGCAGGCACAGGCGCATGGAACAAACGTGTGGAAAATTTGGAAATACTTGAGTTCCAAAATATTAATATTGTGGTACTGGGGTACAAATACCTGGTAGTCAGTGATTCTAGCAACAGAGGACTATGGACAATTTACACTGTTGAAGAAAGAGATACTGGCGCCGGCATTGTAAGAATTTTGCAATTGACTCAGGTACAAAATTATGACACCAAACAATACTGGAGTTATATCAACTGGTATTTGCCAGGATACAATAGCAGTAGCAAAATTATTGCTGAAGTTCCAAATGTATCTAGTCTTGACACGTTGAATGTCGTTGTTGGCAGTAGTGTAAAAGTCACTGCCAACAGTCTGGGTAAATTTGAAATTTATCTGCGTGGTGCCACTGGGTTTGAACGTGTGGGATTGCAAGATGGCACAATTGAATTTTCTGCACAATTATGGGATTACCAACTAGGACGTTTTGGTTTTGATGTTGAAGTGTTTGACGCTCAATATTATGACCAAGAACCTGTGATTGAAACACGCAAGATCATCCAGGCCATCAACGAAGAATTATTCATTGATGACTTGCAAATTGAACGCAATCGTCAACTGACATTGATGTTCAACTTTGTGCTCAGCGAATTTGCTGCTCCTGAATGGTTGGTCAAAACCAGTCTGATTGATGTGGAACACAGAATTCGTAGTTTGACAAAATTTCAAAACTACAGTCGCGACAACCAAGAGTTTGTGCTGGACTATATTCAAGAAGTCAAACCGTATCATGTGCAAGTCAGAGAATTCAATCTGCGTTACAACGGTTTTGACCAATGGTTTGGGGACATGACTGACTTTGATTTACCAGCATACTATAACACCAGTTTGCAAATTCCTCAGTTTACCAGTCCCATCTTGTTGCCGTATGTTCACAGTACGTCATTTAATTCTGAAACAAATAACCTCAGTGATTTACCGGCCAACTCAACTGTATGGGCATCATGGCCATATAGCCAATGGTTTGAAAATTATTTGTTAAGGTTGGATTCTGTTGATCTGATAAATGGTGGGTCAGGATACACCGAGCCCCCTGAAGTTGAGATTACTCCTAATCCGAACGATCCTGCACCAGAAGTTCTTGCTCAGGCTGTGGCAGTGTTAAATGGAATAGGACAAGTGGTTGGTATAAATGTCACGGTCAGTGGATCAGGTTATCATTCCACGCCAACAATTACTTTCATTGGTGGCAATGGCACAGGTGCCATAGCATATCCACGTATGACAAATGATGTTGTTCGTCAATTCCGCACAGTAATACGATATGACAGATTCCAGTATCAAACTACAATCCAGATCTGGAGCAGTGAAGGCACTTACGAAAACGGTACCTTGGTTCGATACAACGATCGTGTATGGTCCGCACTCAATGCTGACGGCAGTTCAGCAGTGGTGGGCCCAACATTTGATTTGGAAAATTGGGCAGTGGTCAACGCAGCCACATACACTTATCCAGGCAGCACACAAGCCACTGGATTGACTGGTGTTGACCGTACCATGGGCCTTTATGTGCCCGGAGCCAACGAATTTGGACTAGAATTACCATTGTTGGTAGATGGTGTTGATTATCCTGGTGTACAAGTTTTTGGCGATTACTTCACAGGCACACAAACACTGGACGCCAACTATCAAAGCGAGTTTGCTGACATTTATCTTGGTGAACGTTTTAGTGATATCAACGTGGATGGTGGCGAGTTCGTTGGGCCATATGAAGGTCATGCACCAGAAGAACTGGTAAATGGATCAGAGTACGACACATTGGACATGCGTATCTACACTCGTCCAGGATCAGACTGGCAGAACGACGGACACGGCTTTCAAATTGGCACAATTCGTTACACATTTGAACCGGGCATTACATTTGATTACAGTTGGGCCGGCATTGTAGATAATCCAATCAACATAGTTGTGTCTAACTTGACCACTGGTCGAGTATTAGCAAGTGGCAGTGATTATGTTGTTAATTGGGACGAAGGCACAGTTACTATCGCTATCACCCCCAATGTCAATTCAGGTGCTATTATCAGCATAGATGTTTATGAAATTGGCGGCGGAAGTCAGTTATTCAAAGGCAACTACACAGGCATAGATGTTATAGCAGACAACAACACAATAATTGTTCCAGTTGGATATAAAGAAATTGTGAACGTTTATGTGTTTGTAAATGGCAACTTGGTGGCAAGTCCAGAAGTTGCTGCATACACTGCCAGTCAGGCATATAATATAAATGACACATATCAATCTGTTGATATTGTATTCAACAACAATGCACTAGCAGTGACCAATACAGTGAGTGGATCTAATTTAATCACTTGCAACAGCACCAGTGCGCTGACCATTGGTCAACCAGTTGTTTTCTCAGGCACAGTGTTTGGTGGAGTTGTTGCAGCACAAGAATATTATGTGCAAAGCATTCTCAACGGAACACAATTTTACATAACAAATATTGCAGGATCTACTACCCCATTGGCCTTGACCACAGCATCAGGCTTGATGACTGGATCACCAAAAGGCACATACTATCGTGCTGTTCAAACAGTTCCTCCTGGTATTGTGTTGACTAACACCAACTATTGGATACCGTTTGTTCCTTCTGTTCGCAGTGAAGTCGTTATCACAGCCACCATCACAGCCACTGATGAAATATCACTATTAGTATTAGGGAATGCAAACAGTATCACAGTGACTGACACGCAAGCATTGGGCAATGCTATTGTGTTGCTGGGGTCAACTGCATCATTAAGTGTGGGGCAAACTGTCACATTCTCAGGCTATAGTCTAGGTGGGGTGTTAACAGGCACCACTTATAATATACTCAGCATTGTTGACGACTCAATGAGCGCAATTACCATTACAGAAGATGGTATTACAGAAGTCTCTTTGATTGACGACGAAGCCACTTGGTCTGGGGAATTGGTGGCAAAATTTGTGCCCACAATTTATCAGAGTTGGAGTACTCCTGTAATTGAGATATTTGTTGTGGACCAAGTCATTATTGACAGCAGTTCTGTAGAGATTGAAACTGCACCTATTTTCAGCAATCCAGCCAACATGATCGTCATGATCAATGGTTACAGAATACTTGGCCCAAGTTGTATAGAATGGATTGGTGATGGCACCACTGCCAGTTTTGGACTACCACAACGTATGGGCACAAGTTTTTTACAATCAACAATTGATGCTGTGAACGATATTCAAGTGTACGTAAATGGCGTGTTGCAAAAACAATCATTTGGTGCCGAAATTGGTGTTTACAGTGTCACAAACTGGGACGGCAGTAACACTCCTGGACGACAAGTTGTGTTTGATGCAGTTCCAGCTGATGGTACAGTTATTGTGATTGCAGTCAGCACCCTGGTCGACGGTGAGTTTGCATACAATCCTGTTGTGCCAGAATTTACATCTACCTTGCAAATTTCCAGCACACTTAACTTGGGCGATATTGTGCAGGTTATTACTTGGAATGACACCCGTGAACAAAATGCATTGACATTGACATTTGCTGGACCAGTGCAAACAGGCACAACAATTTTCCAAGCATACGACGAAACGGATTACGACAGCCCAACGCTGAATGATCCAACACAACCGTTGCCTGGAGAATTTGCTTTTGAAGTAGGAACATCAAGCCCAACTAACGATTTTGATTTGTTACGTGATAACATTGATGCCAGCAGACTATGGGTCACATTAGATGGCTACAGATTGTTCGAAGGCAGTGATTATACTATTCAAGGACAATATTTGATACTGGCACAAGGTGCAATTGGCGCGGCTCAAGTATTGATTGTCACTGAGTTTACTAATTCTGTGGTACCCGAAGCCATTGCATTCCGTGTGTTCCAGGACATGCGAGGAGTGCAAGCCACTTATAGAATGACCACAGCTACCACTACACAAGTGGCACAAGCAGTCAGTGCCACTGCTGATGTTGTTTATGTGGAAAATGCAGCAGCATTGAGTGAACCTGACTTGCCTGCTGGAGTTTTTGGCGTCATATCCATTGATGGCGAACGCATCATGTACAGGTATCGTGATTTGGTCACTAACAGCGTTTCTGGATTACAACGTGGCACAGCCGGCACAGCAACCAATAGTCATGCAGTAGGCGCAGACGTTTATGACATTGGACGCGGCAACTTGTTGAATGTTCAGTATCAAGACTACGTGGTCAAAGACACAGGCATGGGCGATGGCACAACTGCTGTGTTCTATGCTCCTAGCATTGACATTGCAGACTTTGGTGATTCTAGTACTGTGTATGTGGAAAGTATTGAAGTTTATGTGGGTGGTGTTCGCCAATACAACTACAGTGATACCACTGCCAACAGCGAATATCGTTATATTGTTTCGTTGTTTGATCCATTGGCCATTGAGTTCATAGTTGATGATACATATCCAGCACCGGCTGCAGGCAGTGAAGTGACCATACTACAACGCCGAGGTAAAACTTGGTATGAGCCCGCTAATGGCAACCCCAGCAACGGTGTAGCATTACAAGAAACTGATACAATAGCCGCAAGGTTTTTGTGTGACAGATAACACGGATAAATAAAAGACCATGTCAAACACAGCACCAAAACAGGCAACCGAATCACAAAAAACTGCACCACAGTCGCGCCGCCCAAACGAAACTGGCACAATCAGTGTGCAAGCGCACATGAGGATTTTTGATCCAAAAACACAAAAAACTTATGTGGAGGGACGAGCATGATTCAGCCTGGACTGTGCAAAATTGAAGGATTTGTCAAGATACATGATCCTAAAACTGGTGAAGTTCTTGTGGACAAAAAGAACGCAATTCACTACGAGAATATCAGTTTGGCCATGGCTCAAACTCTAAGCGATCGCAACACTGGTTATATATACGAAATGGCATTTGGCAACGGTGGATCCAGCGTAGATCCCACAGGTGTTATTACATATTTGCCCCCAAATACCACAGGTCAAAACGCCGACCTGTACAACCAAACTTACGCCAAAGTAGTGGATGACAATTCTGCAGCTGATACCGACCCCGAAAACAACAAAATGACACCGTTGCATGTGAGTGGCAATGTTTACAGTGATATTTTGGTAACGTGTTTGTTGGACTACGGCGAACCGCCAGAACAGCAGGCATTTGACAATTCAACCAATTTCAGTGGTGAATTTGTGTTTGACGAACTTGGATTAAAAACATGGAATGGATCAGTAGACAATCTAAGGTTGGTTACTCACGTGATTTTCCATCCTGTACAAAAGAGTTTGAATCGTCAGATTCAAATTGATTACACCCTGCGTATACAGACGCTGAGTAACATAAATGCTGTATAAATATAGCAACTAGGAACCTTTGACATGGCATATACAATCAATCTAACAGACGGCACAGTTTTTGCTACCATCAGTGATGGTACCATTAATACATCAAGTTCAATGATCTTGGTGGGTAAAAACTACGCTGGATACGGTGAATTTTTGGACGAAAACTTTATCCACTTGTTGGAAAGCGGTGCAAATACCACTGCACCAGCAGCGCCATTGACCGGACAACTTTGGTGGGACAAAACCAATACACTGTTAAAAGTGTACACCGGCACTGCATTTAAAAACATTGGGTCAGCCACATCCAGTGCCAGTCAACCCAGTCCCAGTGTAGTCGGTGATTTGTGGTACAGTACTACCAACCAACAACTCAATGTATGTACTGTAGCAGGCAATCCAGGAACATTTATTGTAGTTGGTCCTGGATTCTCCACTGCACAAGGTACATCAGGCGCTATACCTGAAACTATCTTAAATTCAGTCGGCGCCCAACGATTCATTACAAGTTTGTATGTGAACAATACCAGAGTTGGAATTGTGTATGAGGGGGCGTCATTCATACCTGAAGTGGGTTTGCAGGCAGCTTTCCCAACCATCTTCCCAGGCATCACACTGAGTTCTACAGTGGCAGGTGCGGTGTTTGCTGGATCAGCCACTAATGCACAGTTGTTGGACAGTTTGGACAGCAGTCAGTTCATGCGTACTGACACAAACACTTCTACTACTGGTGTGTTGCGTGTACAAACCAATACTGGCTTGTTTGTTGGGTCAGCCAACGTGTTTAACGTCAACACCACAACCACAGATGCCAACATCAAGAGCAATATCTCTGGTGGTAATTTAATCATACAAGCCAATGTCAGCGGCACAACATATACCGTGGCCACTGCTTATGGTGCCAATGGCGTTTTTGCCATTGGCAATGCTGCCACAGTAGGTACAACATTGGGCGTGACTGGCAACAGTTCTGGTGGTAATTTGACCACAGGCGGACAAGTATCAGCCACAGGCAACGTGACTGGTGGCAACATTATTACTGGCGCTTTAATGCAAGCCGCCTCAATCAGTGCCACAGCCAATGTGCAAGCGGGTAATTTACGCACCGTTGGGCAAGTAAGTGCCACTGGTAATATCACCGGCGCAGCTAATATTGCAGGTAATTATTTCTTGGGTAATGGCTCACAACTCACAGGCTTGAGCCTGGGGGTTAGTGTGACCAAGATTGAGAATGGTACTTCAGAAGGCTTTATCAATGCGTCTGGTGGCAACATTGCATTTACTGTGGGCGGAACTGGTAATGTGTTGGTGCTAACGTCAGGAACTGCATACTTTGTTGGCAATGTCAGCACAATTGGCATTGAGAAAACTGGTTCCAATGCAATTGGTAACATCGGATCCAGCTCAAACTACTTCAACCGTGTGTTTGCCACTGCTACCACAGCACTGTACGCCGACGTGGCAGAACGCTTTGCTGCCGACGAATTGTTGGAACCTGGTACAGTTGTAGAATTGGGCGGTACTAAAGAAATTACTCGATCTACTGAAGATTTAAGTGAAAACGTATTTGGCGTAATAAGTACAAGACCAGCCTACACCATGAACGGCGGAGCCGGTGATGATGACACCCATCCAGCGGTTGCAATGACAGGTCGAGTTCCTGTAAAATGTGTGGGTACAATACGCAAAGGTGATCGATTGGTCAGTGCTGGCGAAGGTGTTGCAAGAGCAGCACAATCTGGTGAAGCCACAGCATTCAATGTGATTGGCCGCTCGCTGGAAAACAAACACACACCAGAACTTGGAACAATTGAAGCAATTGTAACAATCAAATAATAGGAAACGAGAAATGACATATTCAAGTGGCGGCTTAATTCAGGCAGCAGATTACAATGGTTTTGTAAGCACCAACGTTGGTGCCAATCTCAATGCTGTGTTGAACACTGCATACGGACAGACTGCTGTTGGTACTGTGGCCGCGCTGGGAACTGTCACTGCCACCCAGTGGGCCAGTTTGGTCAACAGCACTGCCAGCATGGGCGCACATACAGTCACACCGCTCACTGCAAGAACCGCACCTAGTGCAGGACAAACCATCGACATATTGGCCGCTGTGAATAGTGACTTGGGTAGCATTTTTTCAAATCGCTACAATGCTGTTTCGGTAGGCAGTCAATTCACAGGCTGGAGCGGCACCAACAGCAAAACTTCACAAACTGGCACATCAGGTGGTGTGCCCTGGACCATTACATTTACCAACACAGTGACCTGGGCCAGTGCTGCTGCCGCAACTTATTTTTTCAATGCCGGCGGTCTGATCAAAATTGATGTGGCAAAAAGTTCAACTGGTCTAACAGGTGATCCAGAATGGAACGACTTGGCCACCACCTTGTGCGGTGACATTTATGTTTCCGGACTGGCTGCAGCACATACCATAGCCGGTGTTTCATACACAGGAACAACCAAAATTGGCGGCACCGGCACACCAACCACACTGAGCACTGCCACTGGTTGGGATGCTCTTGTGGACGGCGCAGGCGCTACCATTGTGTACAAACAGTTTGCTGACACTGCGCCTTACACCGGCAATTACATTCAACACACATTGGCCAAAAGCGCAGGTTCAACCATATTAACCATCTCCACAACCTGGGTTGCTGTGGATACCAACGTGCCTCCCACAAGTGGTACTGATCCAATCACAGGTGGTACAAACGCATCAGGTGCCACACCCGGCACAGCACCTTGTACCATTGTGACATATTATCCACCAGAAACAACCAATCTCTCCAACTCCTGGGGCACACCCACTGTGGTTGCCACAACAGCCTAACCAAAAGGGGTAGTTGCCCCTTTACTTTCCCCTACTTTTCCTATATAATGCATTATGAATACTGATGCCTTGGTTGCTCACGCACGAGCAAGATTTGATCACGCAGCCGCTCGACGAGTGCTAAAAGAAAAGTACGAAGCACGTATGGTGTTTGCCCATGGGGGCGGAATGTGGCGGGCTGGACCAGACCTGTTGACTGTGTTGTTGGCCTGCGCACAAGACAAGGATGTGGTGATATTAGACTTGTACGAAACACCTGTTAAAATTGTTGTAACAGACTTGTTTGCTCGAGCACACGAACGCTGGCAAGAGCAAATGAACGCATGGAAAGTAGAATGGGACGAACTAAACAAAAAACGCTGACACAAGGTGTGTTGATCTTTGCCTTCAACAATGAGGCAACGGATTACATTGCCATGGCAGCATGGAGTGCAAAGAACATTCGCAGGCATTTAAACCTGCCAGTGGCCTTGGTCACAGACAATCCAAAAGTGGCCGCACAGTATGATTTTGAACACATCATTGCAACTGTGCCCGATACTGGTGGCTCACGATACTTTGTTGATTACAATGCCAATGTGACCTGGCACAATGCCGGGCGCATCAATGCTTACGAACTGTCGCCGTTTGAACAAACCTTAGTACTGGATGCTGACTATGTGATAGCCAGTGATAGATTATTGCAAGTACTAGCACTACCACAGCAATTTGCAGCCTTTAAGGATGGATTTGATCCCAGCAGTATGACCAATCTTGACACCTTTGGTGCGTATAACATGCCCATGTGGTGGGCCACAGTAATGATGTTCCGTCGTGGCAACATCAGCCAATACATATTTGATAGTATGCAAATGATACGCAACAATTGGCAACATTATCGAGACCTGTATGGTATTCACCAAAACAACTATCGCAATGACTATGCCCTGAGCATTGCCCTAGGCTTGGTAGCAGGCGCTGAACAATCAGTACATGAGATATTTTTTCCCATGCTCAACGTCATGCCAGATCATGGGTTAACTTGTGTGGAACAAGATCATTATGAAATCACATACACCAACACCGAAGGTAAATTGAAAACTTTAAGTTGGGCTGGATTAGACTTTCATGCCATGTGCAAAAAGCATTTGGGAACCATCGTTGCAACCAATGGATGAACAAGGTTATGTGATTGTTGCTGTGAACAGTGACACAGTTGATTACTTGGACTGTGCTAGAACCTTGGCCAAGACCATACGTTACTGGGATCCGTCAGCACGTATCTGTCTGGTCACAGACAGCCCCTATACTGATCCCTTGTATGATCACCACAGGCAACTTGTGCCTGACGCCAACCCTTATGCCAATGACGCACAACTGTTCAGACTCACACCATTTCGTGAAACTATTAAACTGGAAGCAGACATGTTTGTTGTCAGTCCTATTTCACACTGGTGGGATCAGTTTAGACATAGAGATATTGTAATACCTACTGGCTGTAGAGATTGGCAAGACCGTGTGAGCACAGCAAGGCATTACCGCAGAGTGTTTGATGCGAACAACTTGCCCGATGTGTATAATGCTGTCACATACTGGCGGCGCAGTACAACTGCTAAAGAGTTTTTTTCATGGGTCAGCAACATATTTGCCAACTGGGCAGAGTTTAAGAAACTCTTAAAGTTTCCGGATGAAACACCATCAACTGATCTTGTGTATGCCATGGCAGCAGAGATCATGGGTCGAGATCGTGTGACCTTGCCATTCAGCACATACCCAAAGATAGTGCATATGAAACGACACATAGCAGGCACAGGTACAGAAGCCTGGACCCGAGAACTGATTTGGGAATATCAGGACATGCGCCTGCGTATACAAACTGTGGCACAAACCGGTGCGTTTCATTACAATGTCAAAGAATGGCGAGCATGACCCCTGAAGATTTTTGGTCAATACTACACAACATGCCGGAACCCCAGCCAGTGTTTTATCGCTTGTATCATGATAACCAAGGGCACCCGCTATTCTACAGCATGGCGGATGAGCCTGGTACATACATTGAGATTGACCAGGAAACTTTTGCTCGTAACGTGTCTAATGTGCGTGTGCGAGATGGCAAGTTAGTAGAAATAATGTGGACAACCACAACAAAATTGGTCCCTGGCAACTCTGGATCCCCTTGTCATCCTGACAATGTCGCTGTAATCGTTGCTGAGGACCAACCTCATACCAAATGGAGCAAACAAATATATGAATCAAATTGACGTAGCAGACTTGGACTGCGTATACCTAAGTTATGATGAACCTGAAAAAGAAGAGTTTTGGGTCCGGATCAAAAACATGGTGCCTTGGGCCACCAGAGTGGATGGAATCAGAGGATCAGATGCAGCACACAAAGCCGCTGCCACGGCCAGTACAACTGAACGCTTTATCTTGATCGACGGAGACAACATCCCTGACGCCGCTTTCTTTAACCAAACACTAACATTTGACACACCAGACTGGGAACAAGCAGTGTTTCGTTGGCGTGCCCGTAATCACATAAATGGCCTAATGTATGGCAATGGCGGACTGAGTTCATGGACCCGAGAGTTTGTGTTCAACATGCGCACACATGAAGCCACAGATGGCCGTGTAGAAACTGAAGTGGAGTTTTGTTTTGATCCCATGTACTGGCCCATGTACGACTGTTACTCAACCACATATCCTAATGCTTCCCCTTTCCAAGCATGGCGTGCCGGCTTCCGTGAAGGCGTAAAGATGTGCCTGAGCCGAGGTGCCCGACCCACAGTGGAAGAATTTCAACAACAAGTGCATCAACGCAATCTGGATCATTTGACCATTTGGCACAACATTGGCGCCGATGTCAACAATGGACAGTGGGCCATGGCTGGGGCAAGACAGGGCACATACATGACCATGCTCACAAACTGGGATCATCGTAAGGTACAGGACTTTGATGCCTTGTCTGAGATATGGGACACAATAAAAGATGCAGAACCAAGATTACTGAGCGGGCGTGTGGCAGATGATTTGCACAACCAATTGGACTTGCCTATGGCCATCTTTGAAGGTGAGCAAAGCCGATTCTTCAAACAACACTATCGTAGCAACTGGCACAACCGTGGTGTTATGGTTAGAGAGATTGATGTCATCCGTGAACAAGAAGGTTGGTAATGAACAAAGGTGACGAGTCAGCAGGAACCAAAAGTAATTTCCTAAATTCTGCTGAGCAGATGAAACAACAACTGGGTACTGCACTTTGTCTAGCTAAGTGGAAGCAGGTTAGTTTGCATTTGACCACAGGTATGAACAACTCGTGTTACCATCCACCACTGCACCCAATCAACCCTGCAGAGATTGCTGTGGATGTTTCGGCATTGCACAACACTGCATATAAAAAACAACAACGTCAAAAGATGTTGGCAGGTGAAAAGCCCGCAGAATGTCAGTACTGCTGGAACATGGAAGATCAAGGCAAGTTAAGTGACAGACACTATCGGTCAGGAGAACCCTGGGCAGCCGTAGATTTTGAATCAATAAAGAACAGCACAGGAGCGGAAAATGTCATTCCCAGTTATGTTGAAGTTAATTTTAATCATGCTTGCAATCTGCGGTGTAGTTATTGCAGCCCTCAGTTTAGTAGCTCATGGGCAGATGAAGTTGCTAGACTGGGAGCATATCCTACCCTGGTGCCTCATAATGCTCCTGAGCATTTTGCTGGCAGCCGTGGTCCTATTCCCGTTCGAGAATCAAACCCTTATGTTGAGGCCTTCTGGTTATGGTGGCCAGACCTGTACCCTCACCTAGAGCACTTTCGCATGACTGGCGGCGAGCCACTGCTGGATAGAAATACCTATCGTGTGTTTGATTATGTGTTAGCTAACCCCAGCCCCAAGTTACATTTGAATGTTACTAGTAACTTTTCAGTAGATGAAAAGAGTTGGCAAAAGTATTTGAGTTATGTCAAACGCATCTGTGACGGACGTATCGAGCACTTCATGCAGTACGTGAGCCTAGATGGATGGGGCGCTCAAGCAGAATACATGCGTGATGGTCTAGACTTTGACCTGTTGTGGGATCGAGTAAATCAATTCCTTACAGAAGTGCCTAACTATTCTAGTCTTACATTTATCATCACAATGAACAACTTGAGTGTGACCAGTTTGGACAAACTGTTTGCTGGCATCTTGGGCCTGCGCAAGGTATACAGTCATACCTACCAACGTGTGTGGTTTGACACCCCTGTGTTGCGCGAACCTGCTTGGCAGAGTCTACAAATACTTCCTGAAAGTTACGTGGACAAGTTGGAATTATTATGGGCTTGGATGATACGACAAATAGAAACAGAAGAAGCACCGTTCAAAGGATTCAAAGATTATGAACTGCACAGACTGGATCGTGATATTGCTTGGATGCAATCAGCACAGTTGACGGATCACTCTATGGCAAAAGCAGATTTCTATCGTTTCTTCAATGAACATGATCGCAGACGCGGTACAGACTTTTTGGCAACGTTCCCTGAAATGAAGTCATGGTGGGAGGAGTGTGCGTACCATGCTAGGCAATCGTAAAATCATTGTGGATGAGTGGGCAGAAGTGTGGGATCTGCTCAAGTCTTCGGCAGACAGCAGTTTCTGGCAGTGGCCCGCACAATTAGATCCTGATGCTGTTTATATTGTGGGCAGAGTTGTACTCAAAGAGAATTGGCAAGCCATAACTGAATGGGCCACAAAATGCCCAGGGCATATTGTTTTTTCCAATCCTGCAGAAGGCAGTGAGACCATATTGTTGCAACTGCGCAGATTGGTAATAGCAGACTATGTGCGTGATGGCCGTATTGGGTTGTTGACTTCTGGTGATATGGAACCAGGCTGGCACTACTGCAAAACAGATTGCTACTTTGCCAACATTGTAGAGTATATAGAAAACTTACGTGCGCATGAGTCCTACCCCGAAGTGTATCATAAAACTAACAAACCCTATAACTTCTTGTTTTTAAACGGACGACTGCGTCCACATCGCAAGTATCTAATAGATGCCATGCGTAAACGCCACTTGCTGGATCGAGCACTATGGACCAATCTCAATGATCGTGTGGAAATGGCCTGGAGTAGTCAATTGCAAACTGGTACCTCTGAACCTGTGCGTTTGTTGCCGGCTCAATACGAAATTGATCGTGCTTTGCCCAACATGGACACAGTGCCTGGGGGATTCGTAAAACATCACTTGTTTGGCAATACCTGGGGCGATGCTGAAGTCAATCCTGCACCCTACATTGACACCTACTTCTCGGTAGTAACAGAAACCATATTTGATTACCCACACACATTCCGCACTGAAAAAATTTGGAAACCCATGATTATGTGTCATCCGTTTGTGGCAGCGGCTAATCGTGGGTACTACAGAGATTTACATTCAGCAGGATTCCAAACATTTGGGCACTTGATTGACGAAACATTTGACATGATAGACGATCCTAAATCTCGTGCTGACAGAATAGTTGACGTTGTTGCTGATATATGTTATAATGGTGCTGCCAGTTTCTTGGAAGCTGCTGAATCCGTTTGTAAATATAACTATCAACAACTTCGCGAACACAATGCTCGCGAACGTGCAGAACTTCCTGAACGACTGGCCCAATACATAAATGAATGATTTAGAATTTAAACAACAAGTGTTGGACCCTGTGTCCCGAAGTTTTTGTGCGGCGAAATGGTACAACGCTACCATTTGGTTAGGAAGTGGGCAGACCACAAGTTGCCATCACCCGCCAGCCCATTTGATTGACACTGATAAAGTCTCTAACAACTCTAGGCTGCTGCACAATACTGATCAAAAGAAAGAAGACCGGCGCAAGATGTTGGCCGGTGAACGTCCTGCAGGGTGTGAATACTGCTGGAAGATCGAAGACATGCACACTGACGCTGTGAGTGACCGTGTGTACAAAAGTAAAATTTATCCCATAGAGGCCCTGCATGAAGCTGTTCGAACTCCCATCCAACACGATGTCAATCTTAAAACTCTCGAAATTAGTTTTGATCGCACTTGTCAATTTGCTTGTTCTTATTGCAATCCTGCTTTTAGTTCCACTTGGGTCAATGACATCCGCAAACATGGGCCCTACGTCGGACTTGTTAGCGATGGCAGGAACCATTTTACTCACACTCATGATAATAGTCAACTTTATAAATTCGGTGAAACTAATCCGTATGTGGAAGCCTTCTTTGACTGGTGGGAACGAGACCTACACCTCACCCTGCAAGAACTCCGAATAACTGGCGGTGAACCCTTGATGTCAGGCTACACTTGGAAACTGATTGAGTGGTTCAAAACCAATCAAGGGCGTAGTAACACCCGATTAGCAATCAATTCAAATCTTGGCATTGACATGGACAAGATGAAAGACTTTGCAGTGGCAATCGCCGCATTGCCCGGAGTGGATTTGTATACTTCCATGGAAGCAACTCGGACACAGGCCGAATACATTCGTGACGGCTTGGACTATGATCAATGGCTGAACAATGTGTTGTTTTTGTTGGAAGGTCGATTTGTTGGTGCGGTGCATGTGATGTGTACCATCAATGCCTTGTGCTTGGACAGCCTTGTGGGTCACCTTGACATGATGTTGACATTGAAACAACGGTATGGCCGGGATCAACTGAACTTTACATTGAACATCTTGCGCTTCCCCAGTTTTCAGAGTGCCTTGGTATTACCAGAAAAATTGCGTAATCAATATCGGTTGCAGTTAGAAGCATGGTTGTTCCACAATCGTGACAATCCTTGTTTGCACGAACATGAGATTAATCATGTGCAAAGACTGATTGATTATTTGGATGTAGTAAAAACTCCTCACTCAGAAGCATTTGAAATGCCCAAGTTGTTGAATGACTTCCGACAGTTTTACACACAATACGATCAACGCAGAGACAAAGTGTTTGCGAGAGCATTTCCCAACTTAGCAGAATGGTATGACTCAATACAAATATAATAGCACGGATCTAGTGCGTCCTACAGAGTTGACTGAACGTGAACAATTCTTGTTGACTGAATCAAAAACATTTTGCATATATCCTTGGACCCACTTGCATGCCTATCCCACAGGCGAAGCATATCCGTGCTGTCATGCTGAGATGGGAGTAGGACAAGTTGGCAATTGTCGCAACAATACCTTAAAAGAAATATGGACTGACCTACCCATGCAACAACTGCGTGAGGATATGTTGGCGGAAACACCCAATGCTACATGTGGTCGTTGCTATGAACAAGAGGCAAATGGCTTCTTCAGCGGACGAAAGAGTGCAAACAAACATCATGGGCATCATGTCAAAAAGTTAGATGACAACCCTTTTGAAATGACCTACTGGGACATTCGGTTCAGTAACTTGTGCAATTTAAAATGTCGCAGTTGTGGCCATATTTTTTCAAGCCAATGGTATCAAGATCAAGCCAAGCTGGCCGGCGGTGACTGGAAGGACCGTAACACCGTGTTGAACTATGCAGGGCGTACCAAACTGGACATGTGGAAACAACTAGAACCACACCTGGACTACGTAGAGCAAATTTACTTTGCCGGTGGTGAACCCTTGCTGATGGAAGAACACTATAACATCTTAGAGGAACTGGTTCGAAGAAAACGCTTTGATGTACGATTGATCTACAATACAAACTTCACACATACTGAACTTCGGGGAAAAAGTGTATTTGAATACTGGAAGCAGTTCGACAGTGTAGCGGTGGGCGCCAGCCTTGATGACAGTGGCACACGGGGTGAGTACATTCGCAAAGGCGCAGA